TGAGCCCGCCCGGCCCCGCCACGATAGGCCAAATCATCGCGTCTTATTGTCTCCCGCACAAGGTAGAACACGCCTAGACAGGCTCAACTCTCATTGGCTAAGTTACTAAACCGCGCAAATCAGCCAAAAAAACCTATGTTTCAGATACCGTGGCACGATCCTGGCACGCCCTGTGGGCTGGCCTAGCTTTGGCCGGTCGGCTGGTAGCCAAAACTGCAATCACGGCCGCCAGTGGCGATCCTGGCGCGTCATTTGCGACGCAAATAAAAAGAGCGCCCCGATAGGGGGCGCCCTTTAGGCGATGATATGCCGGTTCGGTCTAGCGCTGCGTCAGCCGGTAGTGGACCACACGACCCTCTCTGAGCACTTCCAGCTTGTAACCGAAACGATCGGCCCAACCGTTCTTCTTTGGATTGCTGTATAACCAGCGCCACGGCGCGCCTCTCCAGCCAGTGAACTCATTCAGCTCTTGTGGGGTGACACCATTCTTCCGAAGCGCGAGTCGGATGCATTCGGCGCTCTTGCCTTCAGGCTGACCATCGGACTTCGACTTCGCCTTTGGCTTCGATGATGATGATGCCTTGGCCGCCTTCTTGCTTTTCAGCTTGCCGCTGGCCTCGGTCAGCTCTTTTGCGGTCGGCTCGAGCTTCTTGACCTTGACTCCCTTCGATAGGCGCTTCGCCTCTGCGGCCTGATCTGCTTTCGAGCGTGGCGTGCTCGGGATGCTCGACAGCGGCGTGTCGACGCTGCGCTCTTTCTTCGACTTCAGGCCGAGCGGCGACATGTTCTTCATGGCCGGCACTTGCGGCGTCCGCTTCGGCTTGATCGATGCGATCAGCCGGTCGGAGACATGCTCGCGGACTGTGACATGCTGATTTGTTTCATTGGCGAGCTGCTGCGCTTCTGCCTCCGCCTTGGCGGACGGCACCATGCCAGCGTCTTGATCTGGCGTGGTCAACATGACCGGCTCAAGCTCCTAAAGAATGGACCGACGCGTGTTGGTTGCGGGTAAGAACTTGTCCGCGTGGGTTGACAATGCGGAACTAGACAGAATCATCGACGGGGCAGAGCGCGGAAAGCCAGTCCGCTAATATTTTTTCAGCCAGCGCGGCGCTTGTTTGCTTGAGGGTTCCAGTCGAACCCAAGCGCATCGAGCCGGGCTTTGCGTGTGAGGGAGAGCTTCCCCCGTCTATAGAGTGCTCGCTGATTGTTTACCCAAGTGCCTAACTGAACATGCGTTTTTGATCTCGCAGAGACGTTACAATTGCCGTGCTCGTGACTGTACTGCTCTAGCTCGACGTACATCTGCTCCCAGAGTGCGTCGTGCGGATCCCACGTGAAGCCAAGCTCTTGAAGTTGCGCGACATGGGCAGGGGAGAGCTTGTTCCTGTTTTGCCGCTGCTTCCTAACCCATCTGCCAAGCTTGCTATCATCTGAAATATTGCAGTGGCCGTGCTCGGCGTGGAAAAGCTTCAACTCCGAGACCATATTCTGCCACGCCGCCTCATGAGGATCCCATACGAATGCCAAGGAGTTGAGCTTAGCTTCTTGTTCGGGCGAAAGTCTTCCCTTCCTCTTGCCCATCCGCTGAATGGCCACCCAACTAGCAAGTTGCGGATTACCGGCCCAGCCCTGTGGGACGTTGCAATGACCATTCTCCTCATGGAATTTCTTTAGCTCCCCGAAGTTGCTCTCCCACGCGACCTCATGAGGGGCCCAGACGAAACCAAGCTCATCAAGCTGAGCCTTCCGGTCCTCTGCCATGCGCCCCGTATTTTGCTGGTGCCGCTGCTCCTGCACCCACTGAGCTAACTCAGGATTCTTTTTGCATCTGGCTGGCACGTCGCAATGACCGTTTTCACGACGATGTTGCCTTAGCTGAGCCAGCATCGCTTCCCAGTTTGAGGTGCGCGCGTCCCAGATGAACCCAAGCGCATCGAGGCGAGCCTCGCGCCCCGCTGACAATTTTCCAGCGTTTCGCAAGGCGCGTTGCTTGCCAACCCACGTGCCTAGTTGAGGATTTTCTTCGTAGTTATCGGGAACATTACAGTCCCCGAACCGCTCCTTATAACGCTGCAACTCGCCGTAGCGCTCGCCCCAAGTGGTACCAAGCCGGTCAACGAGCGCCGTGCTGACGGCGGTACGCAACACCTCAAGCGAGACTTCCGGTGCAAGAACCTCGACTCTTTCTCGCAGCCTGCTGTCGTCGAACCCGCCACGACGGCCCATTTCCTCCCGCATGTCGCGGATGATGTCCGCAAGAACTGCATCCTGCTCTTGCATTGCCTGCAAGACATCCCAGGCTTCCTCAAAATCCGTGCGTGCGAGTGCATCTTCGAGGCTCTCATTCTCTTGGGTCTCCAGAAACAGCGGAAGGAGTACGTAACCCGTTTGCTTACCATCAGCCTTCCGCATAGCCCGTCCAGCAGCCTGGACGATGTCTACCTTGCTCTTGCGTGGTGACAGGAACGCCACGACATCGACAGCGGGAACATCAACGCCTTCTGTCAGACACCGGGCGTTTGACATGATCGCACGGTCGGCTTCCCGAAACGCCCTCATCTCCATTTCACGGCGAGCCGTCTGCATCTCACCATTGACGTGGTAGGCCTCATATTGAGGCAAGTGGGTCTTAATGGAACTCGTTGTGTCGCCAGTGAAGTCTTTGGCCGATGCCACGCTGCGGTGAAAGGAGAAGATTTTCTTAAGGTCGTGTTTCTCGCAGGCCTTCTGGATCGCAATCTGATTGGCAACGGTGCGGGCACGAATCACGTCACCTTCAACCAACACCTCGCCTGTGCTCAACAGATCGGCGTTGATCATGTCCGAGGTAACTATAGAGATGATGATTTTGTAGTTGCAGATGATGCCGCGTTTTGCCGCTTCGGCAAAAGTCAGCGTGTGAACAATGGGGCCATAGGTTGCCGGCTGATCCATCGAATAGACCAGCGCTTTGTCGCCCTCCTTATTCCTCGTCCTGAATCTGACATCATAGTGGCGAGGCGTGGCTGTAAGAAAAACTCGCCTTGCAGCTGCGAGATTACGATCCTCCAAAGCGAAGCCGAAGTTTGCGTCCTCGCGTCCGGCTGTTTTGTGCGCTTCGTCGAATACGGCCAGATCGAAAGCGCCTATCTGCCTTGCGGCCTCGCCCACAAGATGCGCTGATTGATAGGTCGAGAAGACAATGCGAATCCCATCGCCGGGGGCTACTAGGAACTCGTAGACCTCTCGGACATCGTTCTTCACCCCGAAGTCCAAATCTTTCTGATGTACGATGAGAGGGTCCACTCCTCGCACGACTGTCGGATCGGAGCATACGGCGATAAATCGGAGTCGCTCCCACAGGGTTTCCTTGATCCATTCGTGGAGGGTCTGGCGAACGAGTGCCAGCGATGGAAGGAGTACGAGAATGCGCTTGGCCTTTCTCTGCTCGGCCAGCCAAAGCGCAACAAGCGTCTTGCCTGTACCGCACGCCATCACTGCGGTTACGCGATCATTGTCCTTGAGACCGATCAGGATGTCTTCGAGCGCCTTCACCTGATGAGGAAGCGGGTTCTTGCGTTTGGGAGTGAAGACTGCTCCATGGAGCCAGTTTGCAATGGCCTCCAGGTCGTCCTTGGTCAGTCTGTCGAGGTCGTTCCCCCGAATGCAAAAAAAGCCACTTCGGTCGTCCATGACCGGCGATAGGTCGTCACAGTTCGTGAAGAGCACACGTTCACCGACCTGATCGGTAAGTCCCATAAACGTAGACAGTTCTTGCCACGTCAGAGCTGGTCGGCCCGTGCGGAACTTCGACTGATAGGCGTTGTACTGACCAGACCATGTCTTGTAGACGCCGTCCGCACCCATGTCCTTGAGCTGTAGGCGGCACTCCCGCAGTACAGAAATCGGGACCTGATCGTCCGGCCAAACTGCTTCGGCCTCTACGATCTTCTGGGTAGTGAGGTAAGCCTCCGCAAAGACCTCAAGGGCATCGCCTCTATCCTTCTCCGTTGGTAATGCAGCAATACGGGCTTCAAGGTCAGCGAAGCTTTCGAGTCCATCGAAAAGGCCTCCAGAAACGAAATAACGCGTGCGATGATGTTTCGGGCGAGTCGCTTTGACGTTCGGCGTCCCCCGGAGCATGTCGGAAGCTTCGGTCAAGCTTGGAAACCCCCGTCAATCACGCGTGCCCCCCTGACACCAGCATAAAACAGCGCAAGTTCGCTGTGTAAGCGTAGTGTCGGCTTCGGTCAGCCCCCACCTGTTATGTCAGTGCTTGCGTGGCCTGAAGGAACAAATCTTTGGCACATCGCAACAAGTTTCAGTCGCACAATTGTCCAGCCAGTGACACGGACGCCACAGCCCTCGCAAATGATGCCTGATATTTTCAAGTGATCGCCTATCAATGTCGGGGGGCAATGATGGGGTGGTTTTCCTCATTGAAAATCTTTGCAGCACTCGGCGCGGTCACGGCCATAGCGCTCGCCACCGCCGCACATGGATGGCTTTGCTGGCGCGGCGCAAGCGGCGCCAACGCGCTGGCGTATAGATATTCGTGGGGGGGGTAATCCATGAAACAGCTCACGATCATCATCATCGCGCTGCTACTGCTCGCAGGGTGCGCTCAGAAGCTCGCTGCAGCGGACAACTCTACTTGCCTCAACAAGGGCGCGCCAGGCACGCCAGCTTACCAGCAATGCCGAGCTGCGCTGACAAAAGAGCGAGCCGCGAAGGCCGACCTGTTTGCTCGCACCGTTGCTGGCTACCAGACAACGGTATGCCATCAAATGCCAAAGGCCGATGGCTCCGTGGTTACTGTCTGCGGCGCGCCAAGGGCAGAAGATGTCGATTGGTGGAGGTAGGAGGAAAGATGAACAACGACGGCACGTATGTCACAACTCAACGAACCTTCAAGCGCTACAAGAAGGCCCGCTTAATGGCGCTGGCCTGCTTTGTGGCTTCCATCGGGCTCATGGCGTGGGCTGGCGCCTCCGCCCAACATCACGCCGATCCAGACGCAACCGCCATCACCGCGATGGTGGTCAGCCCGCTCGCGTTTATGGCCGCCATTGGCCTGTGGTTGTGGGCGAAGGCTGGCGAGTGGTGGAACAACAAGTGAGGATAACATCAGCGCTCGCGCTTGTGGCCGCCTGCCACCAAATAAGACGCCGCGACAGATGGGCCGACGCTTGTTGCTAGTCGCTGGCTTGGTTGTGGTGATGATTGTCGTCGCGTCACTAGGAAGATAAAATGATCCTCCTGCTATCATACTGATACCTATCGCGCTCGTTGCTGCTCACATATTTATCCGTTTTATCCGTGACTCTCGCCGAACGGTCGGCAAGTTCACTGGAGGCTGGCTGGCCCGAGAAGAAGCGGCACGCGCAGAGGTGCGGCGTCGAGCGAAGGTTCGGAAGCGCGAGATTGTTCAGCAGAAGATCATCGACCTTGATCGACCAGAAGCTGGCGGCGCACCGGGGCCCCGCCAGGATCGTCGCTGAGACTCGCCAGGAGCGCGGTACGCGGCGGTTTAGGGCTGGCCGGTAGTCAGGAGTCAAAAAACCGCTTCCTGCAGTGTGTGAGTCAGCCTGCGAGTCCTGGGAGTCATGACCGATAAGAACTGTTTTTGCTTCACAAGAAACCTGGCTGTGCCCTGAGTCTAGCTGCCCCTACCAAGCAAACACGTCTTTCCAGTCGGCGGGCGTCATGGCGAAGCTTGCAAGCTCCTCGTGCGTCATCGGTCCCGGCTTGGCCTTGGGCTTGGACTGCATCGCGGCTACCAGCCGCCGCTTGTGTCTGATGAGGTAATATGCGGCGACGTTATTCGCCTTGAGCTGCCGCGAGCGATGGCGCCTCATGCGCAACGTTCCTGGCCTTGGCTTTCCTGGCTTTGCGTGTCTTCCCATTCTGTTTGTCACCAAATCCTACCCGGCCTAAGAAATCTGCGGTTTATCACACGGATGCCTGCGGCCGCTCGCGGTATCGAGAGCGTTTGTGATTTTTACCCGTATCCCCCTATGGCAGTGCTCATTCCCTGTCGTCTTCCCCTGGCAGGGCACTTCGGTCGAGCGCGTGTGTGCGCAAGCTGACGTTGTCGGCATGAGCAACTGGTTCGGGGAGGCTAGTCATCGCTACGGGTCGCCCGTAGTCTGACGGCCAGCCTTGACAGCAGGGGCATCCTGTAGGCCGCCGGGGCGATCACGGCGATTGGGTTTCCGCCAGCTCGGAGCTGCTGGCGGGTTCGGCGGGGGCTGGTCATCAATAGGGCGTGGCGGAGCTGGTCATCGGGGGGGAGCTGGTCATCAGAGCCACAGGATCAAGACGGTGATCGTGGCCAAGCTGAGCCAAAGCAGCAACAGGTCGCGTGATGGCGTCATGGCAAGATCGCCTCAAAGGCTGGTTCATGGGATGTGACACCGGCCGACCCCGTTTCGTGGCTGTGGCGTGTGACCTGGGAACGCTCAAACGGCTCCCACGGCTCAAGACTAAGTCCACGCTGGCGCTCTACCGTGCGCAGCTTGGCTGCCTTCTCGATGTCGACCCGCGTGCGAGGCTTGCCGGTATTGCCATCGTAGACGACGACCGTGCCGGTTACGCCACGACCAAGAAGCAGCGGGCAATATCGGTTTCGGGATCACGCACGCGCTCAAGTACCAGATCGCCGTCCAGCGTGACGTTGTAGAGATAGCCAGCCTTGCCTCCAGCCCATATCGGGAAGATGGACACGTTGACGTCGATCACGCCGCTACCCTCTTCGGTCGGCCCTGAAGCTTGCCATGCATGGCGGCTAGCTGCTTTAGGCCAGCAAGCTCGACAGAGGGTGTGAGAAGGCCCGCTTCGCGCTGATGGATGGCAATCGACAGCGCGGCAGTTAGCTTTTCGGCGCCTCGCCGCATCTCCTGATCATAGTGGACATAGAGGCTGGTTTCGCTGATGCCTAGCGCCCCGACGATCTCCGCGCGTCCAACGCCAGCAGCAGCAAGCAGCTCGACGCAGCGTCGAAGTGCCGGCGTCGGCTTATGCGCGCGCCTGTTTGTCATGTTGCTGATTTTGGCCAACTCTGCCGCTTCTGGTGTCACTTGGTGACCAGCCTAACAACATCAATCGCGCATGGCCTACCCAAGCGGTCCATGCTGTCACGATATTCCACGCGCGTGCCGACAGGTGGCTCGGTATAGCCGAGCGAGCTGATGTGCACGAAGATGTTTCTACAATCGCCGTCGTCTGGTTTGATGAAGCCGAATCCGCGCTCTCCCGACCACGTGGCAATCGTTCCTTTCCTAAGGTCGCTCATATCTCAGCTCATTTGTGTTTGTAGGGTCGGCCGACTGTCGGTTGATCCTAGGCCGAAACTTGCCACCAAACAGTCGGCTTTCCCGTTTCCCTTTCCCGGGATGTGCTCGCAGATAAGCGCTCCGAGCGGCGCTTCCACCGCGCGAGGCGGTCGCGCGACGAAACTGATGAAAATGGCCGACCGGCTGATCCTGGGAGGGGGTTGGCCGGCCGACCAAGTCTGGGCGCAGGAAACGGGGGCAACCTGCGACCACAGGAGAAGATTGCCGCCAGGGCATGTCGCTGCACCCTGGCGGCAGGCACGTCATGGAGTTTTGAGGAGAGTGAGGAGCCCATGACGAAACCCACACGCACTCACCTAGAAGCCAAACAGACAAAGGGCGAGTGCGTTATTGCTGAACCGGACGCGCTGGTGATCGGCGCGCTGTAAGCAGGCGCCCCATCAGTCCGAAGCGTAAATCGGAAAACAACCTCATCTGTGAGCCACTGCAGGTGCAGCGACAGCGCCGAGCTGGCTTGCGGCTCGAGCAGAAGATATTTGGAGAAGTCGCCAAGCACCAAATCGCCACTGGTGCCAAGCGGCAGAGCAGCTTCTGTCACACAGAGCGGCCTGCCCTTGAGGAGCGGATAGGGGTTTCCATCAACGCCGCGAGGGTAGTACATGCTGACGACGCCAGGCGCGCTTGCTGCGGTTGCCGCTGCTGCCTCCAGCGCAGTCTCAACTTCTTCGGAACAGAACCACACAGCCGATGACCTCGAAGGACCTGCGAGGCGCTGCCACATGCTGTTGACATTGTTGAGCGAGACAGTCGCGGCGGCCTGACCGGTATCTTTGGCGACCGTGATCGTTCCAGGCGAGGCCAGAACCGACAGAGGCAGGCCGGCGCCGGTGCCGCTCGGAGTGCCGGCCAAGCTCCCGCCAAGGATCGAGCGGTCGAGCAAAAATGCAAACTCAGAAACAGCCACTCTTTGCAGCCATGCGCTCAGCGCCGGAATGTCATCGAGCATTTCGTGTGACGTGTAGGCCAGGACGAACAACTTCTTCTTGTCGAGCCGGATTTCGCCGTAAGCGACCTTGCTCGCTGTGACCTGATCTGCCTCCGCCTTCCAGTATCCTGTGACTCCGCCCCACCTACTCCCAGTGACGCGGCTCGTTTCGATCACGGCCGGAACGTGCAGCTCGTTGGCGTTGTCGGAGATCGGCAGCTTGGTGCAGTACTTTGCGACGTTGCCAACTTCGTAAATGCTGGCAACCCAATCTCTCGCCCAATCTTCCTGCAGCGCAAAGCCACCTGTGGATGGGTCGACTTCGCCCATTCCGGTCGGCAGACGAGAGTAGCTCGGTGCTGCGCGCCTCAGACGCGCATCGACGCGACGAGTTCTGTTTGGTCGCTCGGCAGCGATGATGGCTGCGAGCTGTTCCTCGAAGCTGCCGAAAACCAAGTGGCCTCGCTTCTCGGCAGAGTAACGAATATCCTCTGCCCACTCCTTGCGGCGCTGTTTGGTCAGCGGATTCAGCCTCGGTTTCGCTGGCTTTGCTGTTGCCTTCTTCACTGGCCTCTCAACCAAGCCTGGGACCTGTTTCATCGGGCCAGCAATCGAAGGTGCGGGCTTGGGATTGCCCTGCGGCTGACCGATAAGAACTCTTTGGCGATAGGCTTCGGCCGACACCAACTCAAGCTGCCCTGTGTCATGGTTCATAACGGCATATTGCGGCGCTGACATTTCTTTAGTTCCCTTCCTCGGAGTCCGGCGTTGTCGCCGGCGTCACGGTCGGCAGGCCGGATTTGATCCTGGCTATCTTCGCCGCGACTTCTGTTTGTGATGGATCAAGTTGCATGTGTTGGGCTGTCTCGATGGCTGCGTTGATAGCGGCGACGCGCGCATTGACTTCGGTCACGTTGCTCGCCTGTGTGCGCCGAACTTTGCCTGTAATTGGATTGCGATGGACGACCTCGCGGTCCACGTAGAAACTCTTGCGCGCCTCCTGCATGGCATCGCGCATTTCGCTGATGAACTCGGCGAGCAGATGGCTCGATGAGCCGCGCAGCTCGTGCTCGATGGCGTCTCTATCTGTCTGATAGCGGAACGAGGCGTTCATCTTCGCCGTAGAGGCCTGGCCAAGTCTAACGTTGGCGGCCTTCAGCGCCTTCTCGGCTTCCTTGACCGTGGCGAGCGCGTCAGCGACAGCCGCTTCCAGCGAGGGATAGGCCTTGCCCATCTTGCGATCCAAGGCGGCCATGTCGGAGCTCAGTTGCTTGCGATGTTCCAGAACGGCAGCCGCATCTTCGGCCAGCGCCTTCTGGACGGCAGGGCTTTTGGCAAGCAGCTCGACGACTTTCGCTTCTTTCACGGTGCGCTCCCTGTGCTCATAGTGGCGAATCATCATGGCCCATAAGGCCACGCGCCGTGAAATGTGACAAACATGTCCAAGAAGTTTGAGTCAGGTCAGCGCTTTAGGAGCACTCTGGCGAGCTGCTTGTCCGAGCGCGGCACCTTGCCATCGCTCTCCCGAAATATCTGAAACAGCAATCTCTCCTTGCGGCCGTAGTGCGATGGGGGGTCGAGCCGATAGCGATCAGCCTTTAGCCAGCGCGGCAGATAGCTCCACAGCGCCTTGCCGACATACGCCAGGCGCTCCTTGTGTGACGTGTCAGGATGCATCTCGTCGTCGAGCGCACAGATCAGTGCGTTGCGTCTGTCGATCCAGCGATCAGAAGCTTGCGCAGTTGACTCTTGTGCTGATAGCTTCTCCTGCATGACGGGGGTCACCATCACAACCTATTGCAGTCCAGCGGTGGCCGGGATGGCTGTAGCAAGCGCCTGGGCCGGATACAGAGGCGCAGCGGAGCTGATCATTGCCGAACAGCTGACCGCACACAAAGTCGCTCGGCTGTTCAGCTTCTCGCTGCGGCGGCGGCGAAGCCACGACTTGCGCGGAGCTGGAAATGATGCGGCGCTGGTCATTGTCGCCGGTGCGCTCGTGCGCATCGTCCTGGAGCCTGCCGAGCCTGACATGAGCGAAGAGTGGGCCATCGCAACGACCGTCAGCAGGCGCCGGCCGTCGAAGCTTTTCAGGGATGCACGGCGCATCATTGAAACCAACTGGGCCGACGTCACAGAATTGGTCGGCGTCGTCGGTGAGATGGCGGCGTAGGTCACGCGACGACCTTGTAACTTGCGCGACGAACGCCAAGCGCCGCATCGCCGCGCCAATGTGATCGGACATGCTCAAGCTTGCCGAGCCTGATACGAAGGAACGCTCGACAGAAGTGTAGAGCTCGGCGTCCAGTGATCCGATCCTCGTGAGGCTCACCATCGTCTATATCGCGGGGTTTGCAAATCTCTAGCTTGATTTTGTGCCAAGGGTGAATCTTGAAGGCGCCTTGCTGTTTGGTTATCGCCCTCGCCACTGCCTTGTGAGCGTGGTGCTCTGTTCGAGCGACGACGTTCGGGGAGTTGATGATCGCCACCGCCGTCAGAAACGTAACTGTAAAGGATCGCGCAGGTTGGACGGTGCCTGGGTTATGCTCTCGGATAAAATCTCCGATGGCATGCCAAAGATCGGAGTCAACAAACGCACCTTCGTCCACTACCCTGCAGGCCTGAATGGCGTCGTCATCCCTAGTCGGGATCACGAAGGATAGAGAACGACCGCCCTCAGAGAGCCATGCCATCGGCGCGCCGCCAAACGCAAACTCAACCCATGTACGTGGCGCTGGAGGGAAAAATAGCTCCCGCGAAAAAGCGGTCTTGCCCGTCAACTTCCTCGCGTCCCAGTCCTTCGCAGACAGCTCCTCGATTAAATCGACAGCGGCGGTGCAATCAAAGCAATGAACGTTGCTGAGATCGGCAAGAAGGCCATGCGGGTCATGCAGCGGCTCGCGCTGTCTCTCCTGAAGCGTGAGGCGCTTAACTAGGCGATGGTATAGCGGCGTCATGCTGCGCGCTCCTTGGCTTCTCAGTGACGGCGCGTGATGCCGTCGTCACCCATCGCCGCGACAAGCAAGCTACGAAGGCGCGCGCTAGTCTCTCCTCTGTCGACGCAGTTGGCCAAATCGGTGCCGATCACGATAAGCCGCAGCGCCACTTCTCCAGGCGACAGGTTTCGCTCGTGCGCGTTGATCAACATCGCCCCGATCAGAGCGTCGATCTCGGAGGTGTCGGCGCCGTCGTCATCGGTGTCGTCTTGCTGTTGTGTCATGCATGCTCCCTAGTAGCCCAAGCACGCTTTGCCAGAGCCTTCCTTAGAGTCCGTTGTGGCGAAATGTGACCTGGATCGACGCCGCAGGTGCTCAACTGGCATTGCTGCAAGTCTGCATGGGAGCATGCCATCGCCAACATCGCCGCAGCTTCATCGTCATCAAGATACCGAGACGCCAGCTTGACGATGCCAGCAGCAACATTGCCACCATTGCGATTGCCTATCTTGCCCTCGACATGCTTCATGGCAGCAACGGCGCTTTCGATTTCCGCTATCTCCGCCATGCAATCATCGTATTCGGCCAACAGCTGTAGCTCGTACTTCGTCAGCGGTTTCTCGAATGACGCGCCGAACTCCATCTGGAACTCCCCTAGCGTCATGTTGGCAGTATCGCGCACGAAACGCGCAAGCTCATGGCCATTGATACTCATGCTCATGCCGCGTGCCCTCCAAACAGATCGCCGTGGCCACGAGGTGCCGCTCGTTTGCGCCGGGGCCGGACGCGCGTGACTTCGGCCTTCGGCTGCGCGAGCTGCGCGTCGATCTGCTCCATCGCTACATAGCTTCGGAGCAGGCCGACGACGCTGTGAAGGATTTTCCACTCCTCAGCAGCGCTTGGCGAGAACACCGCGTGCAGCGCAAGCGCGAAGTCATCGCAGCGATCAAGAGATGGATGCGTCGCCAAGTAGGTCACGGCGTTGTCGATGATGTGCTTGTCCAGCCTCTCCATCGGCGGTCGCTTAGTTTCGCTCATTGCAATTTCTCCCCTGTTGGAGCCTCTCGGCCTCTGTCGGTGTAGTACTTGCGCACGCTCTCCGCCTCACGACGCTTCTTCCTGTGGGCGTAAGTCTCGGCAGGCCCCTGCGCTTGAGCCTCGCTGCCATTGCCATTTGCGATGAGATCAAGCGTCGGGCCATCATGTCCGCTCGGCATGACTGGCGGATCGGCCACCCACGCACGAAAGGCGTCCTGCCAATCGGCCTCGGCATGAAGCTCGCCGCTGGCAAGGTGGTGGTCCAGGAAAGCAGAAGCCTGCGCTGTGATGTGTTTTTCCTGGTAGCCCTTGTCGCGCAGTACAAGGATCGTCCACTCTGAAGGCTTGAAGCCATCAGGGATGCGTGTCTCGCGCGCGGCCGCGTCAGCGGCTATTTCATACCGAAGGTTCCTACTTTCGAGGTTCCCCTTTATAGGTTTATCGTTCACATCTGCACGGTGGCCACCGTTCACATCTGCACGGTGGTTTGGGGGGACCACCGTGCATTTTTGATCGGTGGCCGTGCGTGGCTTACGGGCGGCCTTGCGCTTGTTGGCGCCCGCTTTCCATTCCTTCTCGAAGGCCTTGATCTCGTCGTAGGCGGCGAAGAGCGGCTCCCATTTGATGACATAGACATTGCTCTTGTTCTGATGTCTGCGGTCGATAACATCGACGAGCTGGGGCTCATGAAGCCTGAGCGTGCGAATTTGCCCTCGCACCGTTGCGACAGGACGGCCCAACCATCCTGCTATAAATTCTTCGCTTGGCCAGCAATTGCCGCCTCTGTCGATCAGGCACCTCAACACGTCGCCAGCAGGCCCGAGGTTCAACCTGGCGACGCCCATCATCGCCTTCCATTTGTTGCGGTTCCCCCCTGGCGGCAGGTTGTCTGGTAGCGCCTTGCCATCGCGGCCTAGAATGCCGTCGATCATCGCGGCGCGCTCTTTTCTGTTCATTTCATTTCTCCTTCATCGCGTCTGCCGCGCGGGCTGACGACGCTGTTGCTTTGGCGATGCGGTTCGCGTAGAAGGAGACCTGCTTTCTAGGTCTTGTTGTTGTTTCCTGTTTTCCTTCTTACGCGCCGCCGGCGGATCGCATCTGCTGGCGGCCTTTTTTTGTGCTTCAGTCAGAAGCTCAATCAGCTTGGGCAAGTGCTCAATGTCGAGCGTGACGCCGGCGCCGGCCGCGAAGTAAACGTCAGCGATCACGGCTGTGTAATCTCTAACCTCGACCTTGCGCTGGCCTCGCCATTCGCTGATCAGCACTCTAAGCTGCGAGGAGTGACCCTTCTGGATCGCGCCGATGGTTTGCAGCGCTGCGCGCTTGTCGGGTTGCCCTGTCTGGCGATTTGTGCGATAAGACGCGCGGTCGTCTCGAACGGGCGGACCAATCTTGACATCTCTGCTATCGGAAGCGCCCCCGCCGGCCGGCTTTGGGGCGCTTCTCTTTTCAGGAGGCGTTTGCAACTGGCACCCCCTTTGGAGCAGGGCCTTCAGGAAGGCCGTTCCTCAAGTTTGATCTGACACAGACCGACCTCTCTTTGTTGACGCCAAGCTCCTCGACGCGAACCTCAATGCTGACGCCAAGCGAGCGCCAGTATCGTCGGATCATTTCAGCAAGACGCTGGTTGCGCTTGAGGTCGCGGTCCATCACGCCCCCTGCCCGTCACGCTCACGGATGAGTTGCCGCTTGCGCCAGCGGCTTATGCCGGGAACGGGGTGGATAGGTTTATGATAGCGGCCAGCCGCGATTGCGCGGTAGAAGGTGCTGGCGTCTATTGGCTTCGACGGCCCGCCCAGGATCACCAGCGCCTCGGCTTTGGTGATTAGGTCGCAATCATCATCATCTTCATCCGGCGCGGGCTGTTCAGCGGCGCCAGGGACATTGCCAATAATGTCGCCCCGTTTCGTCTTAAGCATTCGATAAGCTCCCGTTCATCGCGCACCATTGCGCCATGACGGGAAGCCTACGGTGGACCGTCCGTATTTCGTAACCGATCATACGTTACGATTTGTCCATGAAAACGTAGGCGGCTGGGGCTTATCGTGCGCCTCGCAGCATCACGACCTTACCAGCGCCGCCGGCGATGATCGCTTGCAGGCGGTCGGCCCAAAGCTCTAGGGCTTGGCGTTTCTCATTTTCATAGTCGTGTTGAACGTAGACGGTCAGCGTCACGCTGGCCTTGGTCGTGCCGCGATGGTTCGCAACGTGACCGAGGACGTGAGGCGATACACCGAGCGCCGCCATGCCGGAGAGCGCCGTCCGGCGGAGATCATGGCTACTCCAACCCTCAACTGTGACCTCATCGCGGTTGCGGACGACAAGGCTCGCTATATGCAAGGTGCTCTCGTTGCCGAAGATGCGATCGCCATCGCGCCGCGCCTCGGCGATCAGCTCTAGTGCCAAGCCGGAAAGTGGAACCTTGTGCTCGTGTTTGTTCTTTGTGCGCGCGCCGGGGATCACCCACAGGCGCCGCTTGAGGTCGATCTCCTCAACGCTAATGCCGGCCACTTCGCCAATCCGCTGACCGGTCGCCAGCGCCAGCTTGAGCGCGAGCGCCGTCGATTGCGGGAACACCTTCGGCAACTCCTTCCATAATGTCTTGATCTCGTCATCGGACAGAACACGCTCGCGTGGCGGCAGCTTGTCGGGTGCCTGCATCATGGCGAGCGGATCGTGCTCGAGGTCGCCGCGGCCGACCGCCCAGCGAACCATGGCGCGAAGATCAGTTAGCGTGCGCAATGCGCCAGCGTTCGCTCCTCGGTCCTGCATTGCATCGACAACTCGGTGAGCGTCGCGCCGATGCAGATCAGCAAGCCTGATCTTGCCGATCAGTGGCAGCACATCAGTCCGCAAGCGCCGTTCGATCTCCGCTGCCGACTTCAATCCTGCAACGCGGCGTTTGAGGTAGTTCTCCGCCAGGTCGGCAACGGTCATCTCGCCGCGTGTTTCCGCTTCGTGGCGGGGATCAATACCCTCATCAAGTTTAGCGCTCGCTTCCATTGCGAGCGAGCGCGCGCGCGCAAGGCCGATCATCGGATACCGGCCGAAGGTCATGCGCGTGCGTTTGCCGTCTGACTTCGGTACAGTGAACGCCAGGCACCAAGATCGGATGCCGCTGGCAAGCACGCGCATGTGCAACCCAGAAACTTTGCTGTCGAAATAATCGCCGGGCTTGCACTTCGCCACGAACCTGTCGCTAAGATCGAGTTTCATTTGATTCCCCCTGAAGGCGCCGTGCCACGGTGGCACGTTTGCAAACGATAGGATGCTACAAGCCACCACTGATTGCAATAGGCAGAGTGGCGGAAATGTGCGATAAATGGCCATATTTGTGTCGCGGCTTACCGCGTTCAATGGCGCGGAAATGCGTGGTAAAAGCACATTGGCAGAGTTTACAGCCGATTCTCGGCGCCGGCGGCCGGCGCCCCAATGAGAACCAAGGTTTTAGGCATGAGCCGAAGCGAGGTTGAGGCGATTGAAAGCGAACTTTCGCCGCCTTTCCACGTGGCCAGACCAGGCGAGTTCGCTGCCCCGCTTGTGTTCAACTCGCCCCATAGCGGCCGTATCTACCCAAGCGCGTTCCTGTCGAGCTCCAAGCTTGACGCGCTCACGCTCCGCCGCTCCGAGGACGCCTATGTGGAGGAGCTGTT